AAAAAACTTACCGTCAGGAAAGACCGTAAAGTTAGTGTTTAGCGGTAAGCTAACAGACAGCCGCACAGAGCAAGTGTACAGTCTGAGAAGTAGCGAAGTTATACTATCAACCACCACAAAGACCGGGGACAAATGGAGCATATCATTCGATGGGGACGCGATAATAACATACGACCCGATAGCAGACGAGTATCTTGACGAGGTATATATGCACGACCACGGGACACTCGACAAAGTGACAGCACAGCCGACAGACAAAGGGAGCTATTTACGTAGCTTGTTTTATAACATCTACAAAGGGGCGTATGCCGTAGACAGTGACGGTATGATAGAGTACGGTGCAAAATTGCAAATACTCAAAGATGGAAAAGAAGTAGAGCCTGGCGAGACAACTCCGTTTGTAGGTCATGACGAAATCTCACAAGCATTGCACTTTGATATGCGGTTCGCTGATGGCGAGACATACGTATTACGACTGATAAACAAGGCAGGGTTCGAGGTGGCGCGTAAAGTGATAACACTTCGCCGCAATGTGGCACCGGTAACACTGGAGATAGTAAGCACAGCGACAGTAGCAGCAGACGCAACGAAGCACTTGAACAGAGTGATAGTCAAGAGCCGCGGTGTGCCGTTGCAATGCCCGGAGCGAGAATTACAACTGCAATGGTTATCACAAGTAGTACACAGCGCGACATCAGCCGACAGCGGATATGTAGAGCATAATATCGGAGAAGTGGGTGAAATATCATTGGAAAAGGCAGGTTTCAACCCGGCGTCAGACGATTATATGAACGTAGCAATAGATTACACGCCAAAGGGCACGTATGAAGTAATAGCAGACAGCACGGGAGAGCAATACACAATGGACGGAGAATACGCGATAGCGCGACTAATAGAATAAGCCTATGAATTATTTACGAGCTAAAATAGAGAAAGCAGAGGCGTATGGGTTCGACACCTACACGCACATAACGAATGGTACGGACATGATGATATACGCCAAAGAATTACGGTACGTAGATGGATTATCCGACAAGAGCGAAGCAGAGCAAGCCGAGTTATTGGGCGGTGAGTGGTTAACGAATAACGAAGCACTTGAAGTGGTTCAGAGAGGGGGTTGGTCATGAGTACGCAGTACAGAGCGCAAGGAGTAGTAACAATCAAGCGACTGAGAACGGGGCGCACGTTGATATGTACATTGGCAGTTGGTGAGAATCCGTTGTATCAAGGGTACGATACGGACAACTTCACACCGACACCTGACTGGAGCGATGCAGCACATCAGCCGACAATAACGCCGCAGGTGGAAGTATCCGGTGGCGATGTAGGTATTGCCGTTGGTTTGTCGCAGTTCCGGTGGGAGTGGAACGGTGAGCAATTGACATTCGATGCAACGAGCGGAATAGACAGCTACAAAAAGTTCAAAATAGACTGGACGAACGGTGCATTAACAATAATCGACAACTTGGCAGGAGCTGCAAACACGGCGAATGACGTGTTGACATTTCGTTGTGTCGCAGAATATGACGGTATACAGAGCGAAGTGGCGCAAAGTATAGACGTAATAATACAGCCACTTGGAGCGAATACCTATTACGGCTACATATACACGACTAACAATGACGTACTGATTAACGACTCAAGCGAGACGATAACAGCGACCGCACAGTTAATGAAGAACGGAGTGCCCGTAACAAGCGGTGTAACGTATAAGTGGTATAAGAACGACCTCGACACGAAGTATGGTGAGGGGAGCAGCGTCACGATAGGTGCAGGAGATGTAGACGGTGTAACGACCTTTATATGCAAATACTATGTAGACGGTGTGAGTGTAGAGGGTGCAGCATTGACGATAACAGATGCGACCGATGAATACTATGTAGCGTTCACGGGAGAGAAAGAGTTCAGCGAAAAAGGTTCAACGCAGGTTAAGGCGGTACTGATGAAGCACAGTGCGAGCGGCGAGGACAGCGAAGTTAGCGGTGTTGGTAACTGGACATTAACGGCGTATGACGGCGAGACGCTTGACGAGATAGGGACACTGACGAATCCGAGTATTACGGTGATGTACGACACAGACAACAGCGTTGACGATACGCAAGGAGTAATAAAGGCTAAAGGAGACATAGCAATAATAGCAGACGTAACATTTTAATAGATATATATAATGGCTAAAGATATAGCAACAGCAGGGTTAGTAGACAGTCTGACACAAGACAATGCAGTGTTGGTAGAGGTAGGCGGTTCGATAGGACGCACAACAGTAAGTAACTTGGCTAAAGCGATGGGCGAGTCTAACTTGCCGCTTGACTTGTTGGAGTCGGTATATGCGTATGGCGTGGAGTTCACGGGTTCAAGTCCTGACGGTGTGAGAGTCGGCAATTCGTCACTTCATAAGTCGTTACCGTTGCAGAATATGATGCGCGGTTGTTTGTTGAATGACAACGGCGAAGTGGTGCAATACCTTAACTCGCTTACATGGGAGGGCGAGACGCGAGACGGTTCAAAGGGGCAGGTAATGGTAGAGTTACCGCGACATTGGCGCAAGTACACAGCGATACTGGACGATAGCGGTAACTACACAGGGTTCAGAATCATGAGTTCGAACGTGCCGTTACCGGGGTATGTAGAGATACCAAAGATGTACGTATCAGCGTATGAAGCGACAGTTCAGAGGTCAACGTTGAAACTTGCATCGGTGGTTAACAGCACAGCGGATTATAGAGGTGGTAACAACAATGCAGATAGAGATGGTGCACCAAACTCACAGCTGGGACGTCCATGTAGCGCACTCTCACGTATTAAATTTAAAGAGTATGCGCGTAACCGCGGAGTTGCAGGGATGAACGGTTGCGGTTGGAACTGTTACTTGTATGATGCGCACGTGGCTATCATGTGGCTATTTGTCATAGAGTATGCAACGCTTAACTCACAGAAAGCCTACAACGGAGAGAAAACGAGTGAGGGGTATATGCAGGGCGGTCTCGGCGATGGTGTAACAACACTTAAATCGGCTGAGTGGAGCGAGTTTAGCAATAGTGTGCCGTTCGTGCCGTGTGGTACGACAGACAGTCTGGGTAATGGTACGGGTACAGTCAGCTACACGATAGACAACACAAGCACAGGGGGAACGGTAACAAAGACGTTTGATGTGCCACGTTATCGTGGGATTGAGAATCCGTTCGGACACATATATAAATGGGTTGACGGGTTGAATGTGCGAGTCAGTCCGACAGTCGAGAATGGCGGTGACGGATTATCGAAAGTGTATGTATGCAGCGACCCCGCGAAGTTCAGCGATACGGGTTATACGGGTTACACATACATTGGTGATGAGACGAGGGAAGAGAATTATGTTAAAGAGATAATCGGCGGTGATAGAGGTGATATAATGCCGAAGGCAACAGGTGCAAGCAGTAGCACTTATTTCTGTGACGGTCACGTTACATACACAAAGAATACAGAAGAATCATTGCGCAGTGTTCGTTTCGGTGGTTATGCGACTTACGGTGCGTATTGCGGTTTTGCGTTTGCGTACTCGAGTGGTGCGCCTACGTATGCGGATGCGTATATCGGGTCTCGTCTTTGCTTTATCCCGTAAACACGGCAACGCGTGAGGCTTAAAAAATTAACATATAAACAGAAAACAGCATGACAGAAGAAAATATAGACGATGGTTCGCTTGCGTTCTTGAAGATACCCGCAGACGCGACAAACAAGCAGTTCAACTGTTCGGAGACAAAACAGCAGAAACTAATCAATCTGACGTTTTGGGTCTGTGACTTTTTCGAGGGTATGAAAACGAAGTATGGGGAGAATCGGTGTCTTGTGAAGATTAAGATGAACAAGGATGATAGTGACTCAGAAGCGCAGAAGTTTTTCACCAATTCACGCGACATAAGATACGTACTCAACGAGATAAAGAAGCGCGAAGCATTTCCGCGTAAGGTGACGATGCGAGTAAGCGGAACGCGTTTTTATTTCGAGTAAGATAAACGGTTGATTGCTCTTGGCAGTGTTCGTTTCGGTGGTAATGCGACTAACAGTGCGAATTGCGGTTTTGCGTTTGCGAACTCGAATAGTGCGCCTACGAATGCAGATGCGAATATCAGGTCTCGTCAGTGATTTTCAATTAAGATAGTAACAACTAAAAATAAACTAACAGAGCAATGACCATGCCACTTGGCAAAAAATATAGACTATCACGAAAGGTGTTAGTAAGGTGTTCGGGAACTCCGAACATCTGAACGCTCCGAGTATGAAAAGCAAAGAAAAATGAAGCGAGTGAATAACTTATACGACAAGATAATTTCGATTGAGAACTTGCGGCTTGCAGACGAGAAAGCACGCAAAGGAAAGTTACGTTCGTATGGGGTAAAGGCTCACGACAAGAACAGAGAGGACAATATATTGAAGCTACATGAGCAGCTAAAGAATCATACGTTTGTAAACTCGCAATACTCAGTATTCGCGATACGCGAGCCAAAGGAACGCCTGATTTATCGGCTGCCATATTACCCCGACAGAATATTGCATCATGCGATTATGAACGTGTTAGAGCCGATATGGGTATCAGTATTCACGCGCGACACGTATTCATGCATCAAAGGGCGCGGTATTCATGCAGCTATGCGAGGGGTTAAAAAGGCAATGAAAGACGCTGAAAACGCTCGGTATTGTCTGAAAATCGACATACGTAAGTTTTATCCGTCTATCGACCATGAGGTACTGAAGAAGATAATAAGACGTAAAATCAAGTGCAAAGAAACGCTTGACTTGCTTGATACAATCATAGACAGCGCGGACGGTGTTCCGATTGGGAACTACCTAAGTCAGTACTTCGCTAACTTGATACTTGCGTACTTCGACCACTACATCAAGGAAATAAAGAAAATAAAGTATTACTTTAGGTATGCCGATGATATGGTGTTTTTAGCATCTAACAAGGACGAATTACACGCACTCTTAACGGATGTGAGAGAATACCTATCAAGGCTAAAACTTACGCTTAAAGGCAATGAGCAGATATTCCCGATAGCGGAGAATAGAAGCGACAGACACGGGAGAGGACTCGATTTTTTAGGTTTTGTATTCTATCATAAACAGACACTTATGCGAAAGTGTATAAAGCAGAACTTTTGCCGCGAAGCAGCGCGACTGAACAAGCGCAAAGGGATAAGCGCAGCCGATTATAAGCAGATACTTTGCCCGTGGTTCGGATGGGCGAAAGTGTGTAATGCAAAGAACTTAATAAAAACAGTATTAAAAACAGAATATTATGACACGAGCATTTTT